TCTGGCTGTAACTGCCCATTTGCAAGCATAGCAAGCATCAACCCAACCATCATCGTAATCCTCATAATCTTTATGAGGTTCAGTGTTGTTTTCCACTTCTTCAAACAATTTTTCAATTGCTTCACGTTCTTTGGCGGCTACCAGTTTGGCAAAGGCTTTAATACATTGTGGAAAAGCTTCATACCAAGTCTCGCCTTCAGGCTGTGTAAATCCAGCCTGTCTAGCCATCTCAATAATTTCATCTTGTGTCATGCTTCACCTCTGGCTCTGATTTCATCTGCAATAGCTCCTGATGGATGCGGGTATGCAAACACCCATTTATCCGCCACGCTTGCACAGGCTGCACGTTCAACAGCTAGTGCCGCCTTCAAAGCATTACGCATGTCATTAAGTGTTTTCTGCATTGAATAATTCTTCAATCCTGAGCCAGATGCTTTTAGTATGTTGTCCAAATGTTGGTCAAGTTCAGTCATATCTAACCCCTTTGGCTTCCAGCCATTGTTTAATCATCTCTCGGCACTCGTCTTCAAGATGGGATGGCAAACTAAATTCAATCCATTCAGTCTCTACTAATGGCTCGGACGGCTTCATGCCATCGTTGTATCTAATTGCCGTGCCTTCGCCTTTAATTGGTGCTTCGCCAATGATTTCATCTTGGTTCATGTGTAGTCTCCTTCTACTGTGTACTGAGTCAAGCGCGTATTAAGGCGCTTGATGCGTTGTTCGTTGTACTCCACGATTGACATGGCGTACTCCACAGCACTCTCAGCTTCAAGCATCTTCAAGTGCGCTTCGCGCAGTTCAATGGCAATGACTTCGTGGATGGTCTTGGCACGAAGCAACTCTCGAATGAATCTACTGATGGCTGCTCTCATTCGTCATCCTCCGTGTTTAAACTTTCCTGTATCAGTTGCTGCTTGACCAACTCCAACACGCCAATTACTGTGGACATGTACATGGACTCGTCATATGTGTGAATGACCACAAGCAGTTCATCAACCAAACCGTTTGCCAGTTTGCCTTGGTCGAGAATCATTCTTCTTCCTTTTTTAATCCAGCCAGCGTAATGCAAGCGCCAAGCCATTGCATCATTCCCAAAAGCACAATAGGTGCTGCCAACCAAAACGGCAAGAACTCCAACGCCGCTGAGATAACAAACGGCAGACCAAATATCCACAACACCATTTGATTTCTTTTGCTCATGATTCCCTCGCTTTCAGCATCGCGTCTGCAAAGTCGTAGGCTTCTGCCGCCAAGCGGTCGCTAGACCATTCCAAAGATGGCCCACTTGCACAAATACCTTGCATAGCGTGTGCCGCAAAGTAATCACGCAAGGTCATGCCATATGCTTTTTCCAAACCGACTTCATTTAAAGCTGAAAATGCTGGTGGGTTTTTCATTTTGCTTTCTCCCGCAGTCTTTCTATTTGAACGTCCCAACGATTGCTGTTCATGTGCTTCCACTTCTCCAGCTTGTCGGCTATGAATGTCTCATTGCCTTTAAACAGGCGTGTGTTCAACGCCATGCTTGCCACTGTCTCCATGTCAACAGCATGTTCACGGATCGCTACCGCTTTGTTGTGCATACCGGTGATGGCAAAGTTAATGATGGCTCTTGCCGTCTCTGGATCTCTTGCACGATGCTCGACTTCAAGCAAGAACTTGTGTTCTTCAATGTTCATTTCTTCATCTCCCTGATATAGATTGCCAACGAACTTATGGTGTCCTGCCCAAAGCCTTTGAGCTTTTCAACATGCAGCGCCACTTCTTCGATGGTGTCGTTACGACTCCCACTGAGCGCATCAAATCTTTTTTTAAGCTCCGCAACTCGTATCTCTGCATTCTCAAGAGCCGCCGCTACCGAAGCCTTGCGCTGTTGTGCTTGGCTCTCAATGTCGTTAAACGCTTCGTCCTTTGCTGTTGGTCTTGGTTTGTTGAAGTTACTCATGTTCGCTCCTTTGTGATCTTTGGTTTTCTGCGTAGGACATGCAGCCAGTATGTGAATGACTTGTGTCCTGCTCTCCATGCCCCAATGTTTAAACGAACTGCATACAAAAAGATGCCCCATCTGTAGCCCCACGCAAGGCCTTTCTGCATGGCATTCCAGTCTGCATACATTCCATTGCTGTATGTGATTCGGTACTTGTACTCACTCATCTTTACCGCCGTTCTGTATGTAAAACAAAGCGGCAATAAAGATTGCGCCGCCGACAATGACGACTAGCGCACCAAAGCCCATCAATATCAATGTGACGACGACATCCCACATCACAGCCTCCCAATTTCTCTGTTTAAATACCATACCGCCTTCTCCAAGTCTTGCTTCTTGTTTAACTTGTGGTCGGCTCGGCTGATGTATTTCACAGCATTACCCATGTTGTAGTTCAGATTCTTGGCTTCAATGAAATCAATGGTTTCGATTCCACCCACTTTGTAATGGGCGGGATTGTTTACAGGATCATCCATCGCAGTTCTCCTCAGTGGAACCAAAGATAAAAGCCGTGCAAAATTCCAATCGGAAAGCAGATTGCACCTGCAACTAAAAACCCCCACATAGCCTGTCCAAAGCAAGTGAAGATGTGTGTGAGCCATGCAATGAAGCAAGCTATCCCAATAAATGATCCCCAGTTCATGATGTCTCCTCTTCTTTGGTTTCAATGTCTGGCCTAGGCTCCCCGGCCCAGTAGCCATCTTTGTTTAAACGATAACCAGATGTTTGCATTTCCTCGGGGGTCTTGCATCTACGGTCATCGCCAAACCTCCCTGTGCGGTGTGCTTCAAAAGCAGAGTTGCTATTGAAATATTCCTTGCAACCTCCGCATTGATTACGGGACGCTCCGAGCTTCTTCATCAGTTGCCTCCTTTTTCTTTGTAGGAGGTTCACGCCACATGTGCTTGACCATCTCAGTTTCGACAGCTTCAGCAAATGAAGCTCCTGACGGGAACCTCATCTTGGCAAACTCCATGTCATGCACAACTGCAATTGCTTTGTTTATGCCTTGGTTGTAGCCTTCTGAAAAGGCGTTCTCGCCTGCAATACGCAAAGCAGCGCCCTCCCGAATGATCCGCGACATGGGCATCTTGGTCTTCTTTGCAAACGCTCGCATTCGCTTTAGATCGTTTTCGTCAAGATAGGCCATGAAGGGTTTGAATTTAGAGAAAGCCATCTTTAGCTCCAGAGTTGTTGTATAAAGAAACAAGGGTGTCGAAAGCTATCTGCGCCGTTTGGTTTCCGTTGAGTTCGCTGCGGGATGTAATCTCGCAACGTTTACACAACTCAGCAGCAGCTTCGTCCTCCCCAAAGACACCAAGAAAATCCTGAAAAGCCTCCGCCCGACAAAGCATTCCTGCTCGCTGAACACGGTTACTGTAGGAGGTTGGTGTCTCATCGTCTTGGATGCGCACCAAGGCGCATCCGTATCTCGCCCCAACAAAATCCCGCAGAAGCTCTACAGGGATTTCGTCAGGGTGCAGAGACAGGGTAAGGATGTACCCCGTCTTGTCTTGCTTTAAAGCAACCTTACGGGCTTCAAACTGAAGTGCCATGATTGCTCGTTACTTCACATTGATGAACGGAACCACGCCAGCCATCGTTGATGGGAGACTGCCATTCCACTTTTCAATCGCTTTGAGTTGCACGTAGCTCGCACCGCCTTGGCTGTTGATCGCTTGTGTTTCGATCTGAATTGCTTTGGCTCGGCCTTCGGCTTTTGCAATTTCCTGCCTTGCCTCCACTTCGATACGCTGGAGGTCTTGCTCTGCCTTTAGCTTGCTCTGCGTTGCAATGACTTTTGCTTCGATTGCTTTCTGGTACTCGGCGCTGAATCCAAAGTTCACCAGACTGATATCCCCAACCAACACGCCGTACTTCGCCAACTTTCCTGACAGTTCTTCCTTGACCTGTAAAGACACCAAATCACGCTTGGTAATCAGTTCCTCACTTGTGTAGTGCGCTGTCACCGCCTTCAATGCTTCGCTCATCGCAGGAAATACAACACGGTCTTGCAGATCAAAGCCAAACTCTTTGTAGATGTGCGCTGCTTGCGCTCCATCCAATCGATAGTTCAACACTATGTCAGTGTGGATTTGTTGCAAATCTTTTGTTCCTGCGCTGGCGTTGTTGATGCGGTACGTGGTTAAACGCACTTCAACTTCTTTAATGCGCGAGATTGGATTTACAAAGTGAGCGCCTTCAGAAAGCGTCTGCTGGTTGACTTCGCCTAGCGTCACCTGTACGCCAATGTGTCCCGCCGAAACAACGGTGAAAGACTCAAACACAATAGTCGCCAACACAATTCCCAGCGCAATTGCAGAAGGTACGGTTTTGTTGAACACAGGCTCCGGCTTATCAAACGGTTGTTTGTAGCGATCATTGCTTTCCTTTTGGCGCTCCCATGATTCATGCTCAGTGTGATGCCAACCATAGAACGCTGCAAACACACCTGCCGCCAAAAAAATTGAAATTAAAATTAAAGTCATGTCTGCTCCTTAAAAGGGAATGTCGTCGTCCATGTCATCGGCGGCGGGTTTGGATTGAGCCTTGGGGGCTGGGACGGCTTCATTTGCCGGAACAAATCGATCCACACTGACAGACAGATATGTCTTGCCACTGGCATCAACCTTTTTCCAGCCACTGAGCTTGATCACAGTCAGGCCATCTTCGGTCTTGATGTTGGTCAGGTCGTTTAAATTGATGGCGATGTTGCCCCAGTAGTCAGGCGACATGGGAGTTCGCTTGCTTATGGTTGCTCGCAGTGACCCGCTATCGGGGTAGGGCTTGTAAGTCTTCTGGTTCACTTAGATTCTCCTTGGAAGGTTTTCTTTTGTTCCGCAAAGCCATTGCGGACGGTTGTGTAAACATCAGGGTGGCTGGCCTTGAGTTTGTCCAAGA